AGATAGAGAAACCGGTAAACCCAAATATAATGTTATGGGTGCATCAAAGTATGGAGAAATAAAAACTCTATTACCTATGTATTCTCAAATGATTCTTTCTCCCGGTCCATTAATACAAAAACTTAGAACACTTTTAAAAGATTACACGTCAGACGATTATCTTTTATTATCAGGTGACCCTGCAACTATAGGTGTTATATGTTCAGTTGTGTCTGATATGACAAATGGAAAGTTTAAATTTCTAAAGTGGGATAGACAAGAAAAAACTTATTATCCAATAGAAATAGATTTATTTAAAAATTAGTATTGACAAAACAAAAGTCTAGGATTATATACAATCCATGAAAGGAATTGTATGAGTATAGATTATGAAGACGATAGATTAGAATCTGTAAATCAAATTGATGCAGCAGCTTCTTTGTCTAATAAAGTTATTGAATTAAAAAATATTGAAGACGAAATTGAAAACGCAGAAAAAAGTATTTCAAAATTAAAAGAACAGTCTAAAGTATTGTCAGAGGTAGAAATACCTAAGATGATGCAAGAGATGAACATTACAAAATTAAAGCTTAAAGATGGTGAGTCTATAGAACTTAAACCATTTTATTATGCTTCTATTGCAAAAGGCAGAAACGAAAGTGATTCTGATTTTTTAGATAGAAAGGACAAAGCTTTTAAATGGCTTCGAGATAACGGCCTAGGTGATATTATTAAAAATGATATTACCGTTACCTTTGGTCGGGACGAAGATAACAAGGCACTGCAATATGCAGACCTTGCAAAGAGTAATGGCTTTGAACCAATTCAGCGCGAAACGGTTCATGCTGTAACTCTTAAAGCGCTAGTCAGAGAGCGTCTTGAGAATAATCTTGAGATGCCTTCTGACATTTTTAAAATCTACGCGGGTAACAGTACAAAAATCAAAAGGAGATAAAATGGAAACGAGTAACGAGAAACAAGTGACTATAAAAAAAGAAAATCTGCCTTCAGATATTTTATTTGAAGCGGATGCAGCACAAGGTTTAGAAAATGTAAGAACAGAAAATCTGGCTTTACCAATTCTAAAACTTTTACAAAACGGATCTGGAGAAGCTCAGAAGCGTAATCAAAATTACGTTGAAGGTGCAGAACCAGGTATGTTCTTAAACACCGTGACTAAAAAATGTTATAACGGTGCTGATGGAATAGAGGTTGTACCTTGCTATTACAAACTTGAGTTTCAAGAATGGGCAGACTTTGGTACAGGTTCAGGAAGACCAGAAAATATTTTTGGTCATGATTCTGATATTTTATCTAAAACAACTAAAGATCCTGGAGGTAAAGATCGTCTTGAAAACGGTAATTACATTCTAACAGTTGGTCAACATTTTGTTTTAATTGTTGATGGTGAAATTACAGAACCTGCATTAATCTCTATGAGTTCTTCTCAAGGTAAAGTGAGTAGAAAATGGAATTCAATGATGGCTTCAATTACACTTGAAGGCAAAAATGGTCCTTTCACTCCTGCTATTTACAGTCATAAATATGTCCTGTCTTCTGTACTTAACAGTGGAAAAGGTAATCAATGGTATGGCTTTAATGTTGTAAGAGGTGCTATAATTGATAACGCATCACTCTACGAAAGAGCGAAAAAGTTTCACAACTCATTCGCCGGCAAATAGTGTGAAAAGTGGGCGCCTAGGGGAGACTCAAAGCGCCCATGCAACAGAAAGACAGGATAGGACATGACAGACATATTAAAAAAATTTAAAAGTATATTTGAAGGCTTAGACATAGCTAGAGGTGAGACTCGTAAGACAGGTGAGGTATCTGCAAAAGGTAAGAGTATTACTAGGTCTAAAACAATTACGGAGCCACCTACAGATAAAATGTGGGAAGATCATTTAAAAGGAACAGAACCTGCATTAGGTATAATTCCAATAAGAAGAGACAATACTTGTATATGGGGATGTATTGACTGGGATGTATATCCTTTAGATCACAAAGAAATAATAAATGATTTAAAAAAGAAAAAGATACCACTGACAGTATTTAGATCAAAGTCTGGCGGTGCACATTTATTTTTATTTACAAAAGAACCTGTTCCTGCAGTTATGATGAGAGATAAATTAAAAACATATGCTTCAGCTATTGGTCATGCAAGAGCAGAGATATTTCCAAAACAAGAAAAGATAAATATTGATCGTGGTGATGTAGGTAGTTTTTTAAATTTACCTTATCACAACTTAGAAAATACAGTTAGATATGCCTTTAATAATAAGGGTGAACCAATATTAGATATTCAAACGTTTTTTGAACACTATGACAACCAAGTTTTAAGTGTAGATCAATTTAATAATTTAAAATTAGAAGAAACAGAAGAAGATGATTTTCTTGAAATGCCACCATGTTTGGTTACGCTTTTATCTGAAGGTGTTGGTGAGGGGATGAGAAATGAAACTATGTATAACGTAGGAGTGTATGTAAAGAAAAGATTTTCTGAAGACGATCTTTGGAAAAAGAAAATGAATCATTACAATTTAAAATATTTTAAACCACCTATTAATGCATCAGAACTTGTTAAGACTCAAGAGTCATTAGAAAACAAAGATTATTTTTATAAATGTAAAGATGAACCTTTAGTATCTTTTTGTAATTCTAAACTGTGTGTAACAAAAAAATATGGTGTAGGTGATGATGATGCACCAGTACAAACTATATCTGCAATCAGGAAATATAATTCGGACCCACCATTATTCTTTTGTGATATTGATGGACAAACAGTAATGGTTGAAACTGCAGTCCTTCACGAGCCAGATAAATTTTCAATGGCGTGTTTAGAACAAATTAATAGACCACAAATGCCTATGTCTAAAATTATATGGCGTAAGATGTTAATAAAACTCTTACAAGAAAAACAAGAAACAGATCTAAAAGCTACTGAAGATTTAAAAATAGATAATCAATTGAAAGAATACATGGAAGACTTTGTAAACAAAGTTAGAGGTAAAGATATAAATGACATTCAAAGAGGTGTTGCGTACAGTGATGATAATTATAGTTATTTTAAAATGAAAGATTTTTGGAAACATTTAGTAAAAAATAAATGGCCAGATAAAAGATATCCAAAACATGTAGTAGTACAAAAACTACAAACTCAATTAAAGATTGAAGAGGATTATCCAAAAATAAATGGTAAGACAGTGCGTTGCTTTAAAATGTTAAAGATTGTATCTGTTGAACCAGAGAAAGCAAAATATGAAAGTCAGGAGCCATTATGGAAAAGAAAAATAGAACAGTAATACCTGGACCACCAGGAACCGGTAAAACATATAGATTATTAAATCACTATATGGCCAAAGAAATAAAAGAAAATAAAACTGATCCTAAAAAAATTTGTTATATTACTTTTAGTAAAGCAGCTGCAGAAGAAGCTACTGAAAGATTTGAAGAATTATTTCCTAAAGAAAAACTTGGGTATATAGGAACTATGCATGCATTAGGTGTAAGAGAATTAAATATAGATGTAAGTGCAAAACTATTAAGAGGTAATAGTCAATGGAATCAATTTAAACTTTATGAACCAATGGCAGCTGCCTTAAATACTGATATGAGTATTGATCCTATTACAGGGAAAGCTAAATTTAAAAATCCAATATTAACTATAAGAGATTATGCTAAGAATAAAAAAATTTCTATTAATGAGGCTGCAATACAAAAAGGTATGGCAGGTTGGTCAGATATACATATTGCAGAAAAAATAAATGATGCACTGACGCAATATAAAAAAGACACAGGAGTCATAGAATTTTATGACATGATAGGTTTGTTTACGGATAAGATAAAAACTAAAGATAGTTTTTATGATGTTATATTTTTAGATGAAGCTCAAGACTTAAACGCGTTGCAATGGGATATGTTTTTTGAATTAGAAAAACTAAGTCAAAAATCTTTTATTGCTGGTGATGATGATCAAACTATCTACGGGTTTCAAGGTGCGGATGCATCTACATTTATAAATTTAGAAGGAACTATCGACGAACAAGTTAAATCGAGACGAGTACCTAAAAGCGTGCATCGAGTGGCTTTAAATATATTAGATAGAATCAATAAACGTAGGACAAAAAATTGGGAAGCGAGAGACGAGGAAGGTGAAGTCAATTACGAAACATCATTAGAAAACATAGACTTTTCAAAAGGTAAATGGATGATACTCGGTAGAACCAATAAACTTTGTGAGAAAGCAAGGGACCATTTGTATATGAAAGGTTTAAGGTATGAGTTTGTAGGTGATAAATACTTAGATAAAAATTCTATGTTAGCATTTTCTACCTGGAAAAGATTAAACAACGGTGCAAGTATTGATTCAAAAGATGTCAAGGTAATGTATTCTTTTTTAAAAGTAAAACTAGGTCATCTACAAAGAGGTTTTGCCAGTGGTAAAACTTTAGACAGTGTTTTTTCTGTAACCCTAGAAGAACTAAAGAAAGATCATGGCTTACTTGTTGAAGGTAGTTGGGAGCATCTTGACTTTGATGAAGATACAAAAGTTTTCATGAAACATTTAATACAAAATAATTATGATCTTATGAAAGAAGCTGACATAAAGATAATGACTCTACATGGATCAAAAGGAAAAGAATGTGAAAATGTAGTTTTATTTACAGATTTTGGTGCAGATGAATATCAAAGTAATTTTATTGAAGGTGAGTTTGAAAAGTCACCAGACGATGAACATAGATTATTTTTTGTAGGTGTCACACGTGCTAAACAAAGACTTTATTTACTACAATCAGAGGAGGGTACAGGGTATGTCATATAAATCACTAGACAAACAAGTTCAGGGAAATCACTATCAAGATTTTAAGATTCAGCCGGCAGAGTTTGTAAATCAAAACAAGTTGCTTTTTGCAGAAGGTAACGCTATAAAATATATCTGCAGGCATTCTAGGAAAGGAAAACATTATGATATTAAAAAGGCAATACATTATTTAGAAATGATTCTAGAAAGGGATTATGGAGAATTTATTTAACGAAGAAATGTGGAACTCACCAGACGAATTTAAAGATTTAAGTAGTTATAAATACATAGCAATTGACTTAGAGACAAGAGATCCAAACCTAAAGAAAATGGGTTCGGGCTCTGTAAGAGGTGATGGTGAAATAATTGGAGTTGCTGTTGCAGTAGATGGTTGGTCCGGATATTATTCTTTTGGTCATGAGCAAGGTAATTTTTTTGCTAAAGAATCTGTAATGAAATGGGTTAAAAGTATTTGTGCTTTACCGTGTCCTAAAATATTTCATAATGCAATGTATGACGTATGTTGGTTAAAAAAATATGGCGTAAAGATAAATGGAATTATTGTAGATACAATGATGATGGCGGCTGTACTAGATGAAAACAGGTTGTATTACTCATTGAATTCATTATCTTTTATAGAATTAGGTAAGGTTAAGAATGAAAAAGCTTTACAAGATGCAGCAGACAAAGCTGGCATAGATGCAAAATCTGAAATGTATAAACTCCCTGCATCAATGGTTGGAGCATATGCTGAAGCGGACGCTGAACTAACTTTACAATTGTTTAAAAAATTTTCAGGTCAAATAAGAGATCAAAACTTACAAAGAATATTTAACTTAGAAACAAGTTTGTTTCCTATGTTGGTAGATATGAAATTTAAGGGCGTTCGAGTAGACGTCGATAAAGCGATTCAACTGAAACATGTGCTAGAGAAAAGAGAAGGGCTATGCCTTGCAAAAGTGAAACAAGTAACAGGAGTAGAAGTACAAATATGGGCAGCAAGATCGATCGCCAAAGTATTTGACAACCTTGGACTACCTTATTCCAGAACTGCAAAAAGTAACGCGCCATCATTTACAAAAGCTACACTAGAAAACCATGAAAATCCAGTAGTAAAAAACATTGCAGAAGCTAGAGAATTAAACAAAGCGCACACAACTTTTATAGATACAATACTAAAACATGAGCACAATGGACGTATTCATGCTGACATAAATCAATTAAGATCAGACGCAGGTGGAACTGTAACCGGACGTTTTTCATATTCTAATCCAAACTTACAACAAATTCCTGCAAGAAACAATTTGTTAGGTCCTGCAATTCGTGGTCTATTTATACCAGAACAAGGTTGTGATTGGGGTTGTTTTGACTATTCACAGCAAGAACCAAGATTAGTTTTACACTACGCAGCTGAGCACCCTATCTTAAAAAATTCTGAGTCTGTAACTGAAATGGTTTCTAAGTTTAATAAAGACCCCAAAATGGACTTTCATGGAATGGTTGCTAAACTTGCAAACATAAAAAGAAAAGCAGCTAAGACCATTAACTTAGGTTTATTTTATGGAATGGGTAAAGCAAAACTTCAACAGTCTTTAGACTTAGAAAGTAAAGAAGAAGCTGATAAACTTTTTAATAATTATCATGACAGTGTACCTTTTGTAAAAGGTCTTATGGATGCCACAATGAGAGATGCTCAAAAGGATGGTGAGATTCAAACGATTGCCGGTAGAGTATGTAGGTTTGATAAATGGGAAGAAGCAAGATTTGCTCCAGGTGAACTAAGAGCACCGATGACTTATGAAGAAGCTAAAGGAAAATATGGTGAAGATAGAATTAGAAGAGCCTATACTTACAAAGCTTTAAATAAATTAATACAGGGTTCTGCGGCAGATATGACCAAGCAAGCTATGTTAGATTTATATAATGAAGGTATTACACCACATATACAAGTACATGATGAATTAGATATATCTGTTGAATCTGAGCATCAGGCACAAAAAATTATTGCAATTATGCAAGATGCAGTTAAACTTTCTGTTAAAAATAAAGTTGATTATGAAAAAGGCCCTACATGGGGTGATGTAAAATGAGGATTTTTTATGGCATATTTAAATGCAAACATACCACCAACTTATGCACAAATAAGAAGGGAGTATTTATATGATCTTAAAAAACATCATGGAGAAGTTGAAGATTGTATCATCTTTGGTCTTAGCGCTCTTACAGGTCGTGCAATACTATTTCATGCTATTATGGAAAATGGTGCAATATTCTATCGCCTACCTATTAGCGCATTTATTCAACAGGGATTTGATGCATCCGGAGTGCCCGCAAAAAGACTTGATGAACTACAGCTCTGGAATTGTTTTTCTTATTATCCTGCTGTTCATCGTTGGGATATACTAGACGGACAGGCCGGTAAGTATATAGGAAAAGACAAGAAATGGCACCCTGGAAAGTATTTATTTACCGTTGACTTTGCACATCCAGATAGTAATATACTTGACACTGATCATTCAGAGATACCGCACGAACATAAGTGCGCACACATAATTGCCTTAGATGATGGTAATTTTGCTGCACAACCTAACAACAGATGCATATGGGATATACCTTCTTTCACAGTGAAAGATAGTACTCCTGACTGGAAAGTGCAAACTTCTGAATGGAACGTAGAAGATAGTAGAGCTTGGCGTACAGAAGATACGGATAAGTTCTTCTATGAAATAGAGGAGAAAAAAAATGATTAAAAAAACTTTAAAATGGGTTTGGAATATAATTTGCTGGCCCTGGAAAAAATTTATAAAGTGGGTTTGGTCTAGTTAAATGACCAGTTGCAAGACATGTTTTCATCCTTGTCATTGCGGTGAAGATAAGGATCTTCACGCAGATGAATATGGTGTGTGCACCTGCGAAAAGTGTACTTGCAAAAGAACTTACAAAAAAGAAAAAGATCACGGGACGGACATAACATACGAAAATGAGTAAACCACTAACGATTTCTGAAGAAGCAAAAGTTTCAATGCCTATGAAAACAGTAGCAAGTTTAATAGGGCTGGTTGCAATTGGCACTTGGGCTTATTTTGGTTTAATTGAAACTCAAAACTCTCATCACACAAGACTTCAATTGATGGAGGCCGATCTTGAAAAAAATACAGAGTTTAGAATCAAGTGGCCACGAGGCCTTATGGGATCACTTCCCGCTGATTCGGAGCAGTTTATGCTTATTGAGGATTTATATAAACAAGTTGAAAAACTACAATCAACTCAAGAACAAAATATGAGCAATAAAGTTAATATTGAGTTTATAACTAAACAACTTGAAAAGGCATTAAAAGATATTGAAAAACTAAAAGATAAACAAAGGGAGTTTGCAAATGGAAACAGTAATTACTAGTGTCGTTGCTCTTTGTATGTTTATAGCAGGAGAGCTAAAAGAACACAGAATACAACAATCAATGAGTGATTGTTTAAAAGGTAAAAGACTTGCAGAACGTGAGATAAATGTTAATATTCAATATATGTGTGGTAAAGTAAAAGCAGAACTTGAAGAAAATATAGACGGATCAAAATCTATTAAAAAAATTATTGCAGAAAAATAATGAACCTTTCACAAAATTTCACTCTTCAAGAGTTAATTAAATCGGATACAGCTATTCGATTAAATATTGATAACAATCCTAATGGTGATCAAGTTGAGAAACTAAAAGCATTATGTGAAAATGTATTGCAACCGGTGAGAGATCATTTCGGAAGAGTCAAGGTCACGTCAGGATATCGTAGCGAAGAATTATGTGAAGCAATCGGTAGTTCTAAAAAATCGCAGCATGCAAAAGCTGAGGCGGTTGATTTCGAATGTGTAGGTGTTGACAATGCTGAAGTTGCTGACTGGGTCCACATGAACTGTGAAACAGATCAACTGATTCTCGAGTTCTATACTCCAGGAGAACCTAACTCGGGATGGATACACGCAAGTTACATACCGTATCAACCAAGAAGACAATTCTTACATGCTTATAGAGAAGATAAAAGAGTTAAATACAAACCAGTGATAGGTAAAGCAAAAGATTTAGTATGAGTATAATAGATAAGAAAGCAATAAAGTATTTTCAAAAAATAGATACAGTACATGGAGTATGTGAGGAATGTGAGGAAGAAGCAATTTTAGTTGCTATTGTTACAGATTTTTATAGATGTACTAACTGTGGCCATGATACAAAACAACATATTAATGGAAGAATTAGATATCTTAAATTAAATGAATCTGATAAGAAATGGATAAAAGA